CGTTGAGCAGGCGGTGCGTCGTCGGCACGTCGAACGGGCCCAGGACCTCGAACCGCTCGCCGAAGCCGGCCAGGCCGGTGTTCTCGAGCTCCTCGTACGTCATCAACTCGAGCCCGGTGTAGGTGAACGCCTCCAGGTCGATGTAGCGCGTGCCCACGCCCGGGTCGGCCAGCGGCGAGTTGGTCCACTCCAGGTCGGGCGTGATCAACCCCTGGGCCGGGTCGTACGCCTGCACGTAGCGGTGCTGGTCGCCGGGCTCGACCGCGTTGGGGCGGTACAGGGGGCGGTCAATCAGCTGGTCCTGCTGCGGGATGCCGCTCTTGATCGGGTACGCGCTACAGAACAACTGGGTGGTGCTCGAGTTGCTGGTCGCGCGCACCGTGTAGCTCTCGGGCCCGATGTACGGGCCGGCCTCGACGCTGAAGGTGGAGCGGTACTGCTGCAGGGACGGCATAGCTAGCCAGCGTAGGTGAGATCTTCGAGCGAGTTTGGCAGATTGGCGGTCTTGGCCTCGAGCGCCGTGACGCGCGCCACCAGCGCGTTGAACACCGCCAGGGTGACCGCGGGATCCTGCCAGGCGGTAGCGAAGTCGGCGGCGCTGGTCTTGGTCAGCAGCTGCCCTGTGGCACCGCCAGGGATGACGCCCGCGCCGGTCGGTCCCGCGGGGCCCGTCGCGCCTTGAGGGCCCGTCGCGCCGGTCGCGCCAGGGTTACCCTGCGGACCAGTGGCGCCCGTCGGCCCAGGATCACCCTGCGGGCCCTGCGGGCCCGCCGCGCCCGTCGGCCCGGTCGCGCCAGTGGCACCCGGATTGCCTTGTGGGCCCGTTGGCCCCGAGGGCCCGGTGGGACCCGGATCGCCCTTGGCGGCCATCTGCTGCCACGGCGCCGCGGGCGGCTGGACACCGATGTTCGGATCGCCCGCGGCGTAGTAGCTCGAGCCCTGGTGGCTCACCGCGTCGTTGCTGGCGTAATCGGTCGCCGCCGCCCATTCACCCTTCCAACTCGGCGCGCCACCGGGCGGGCCCTGCAGGCCGGTGTCGCCCGTATCGCCCTTGTCGCCCTGCGCGCCGGTGGCCCCGGGCGGACCGACCGGGCCTTGAGGCCCCGCGGGACCTGGTGGCCCGGTCAGCCCGGGCGGCCCTGGCGGACCCTGCCAGGCCGGCGGGTAGTTCTGGTCGAACGGCGGCGCGGGCGGCGGCGTCGTGCCGGGCGGGACCAGCGGCGGCGCGGACACGCCACCGACGGGCAGCAGCGGCGGCGACTGGGTGTTTTGCCGCGGGTTGAGCGTGGGTGTCTCGGTCATTGCGTCGGCGTCGGGTTCTCCAGCGCCTCCAGACGGGCTCTGAGCGCCACCAGGTCGTCAGGCAGCGTCACGACCTCTACCGAGCCATCGTCCAGCTGGAAACGCACCACAAGCCTCCCTGCGTGCGTCCAAAGGCCGCCGGTGCGGTGCTCGGTCAGCGCGATGCGCGTGTCGGTCTGCATCAGACCAGGTCGTGCACCGGCGTGCCGCGCTTCTTGATAACCACCGACGGCCGATCGCGCCCGTCCGCGGCAGCGCGGTCGGCGGCCAGCACCGCCGCTTCGATGGCTGAGTACGCGCGGGCGTAGTCGGCCTCGGTGGCGATGCCGAGCTCGGCCATGGCCTGCTCGCGCGGCATGTTCAGAAACGCCTCGCCGTCGACGACGCCGCGGCCATCCTGGTCGGGCTCGAGCGGGTCCAGGCACGCGTCGCGCTGGACGCGGACCATGGCGCCCGCGGGCAGCAGGCGGCGCACCGCCTCGACCTGCTGCTCGCTCTGGCAGAAGCGTCGGCCACCGTCGCTGAGCACGATGCGGTAGAAGCCCGGACCGAAGACGCACCCGGGACGGTGGTTACTCATGTCGGGGTGAAGGTGCTGTCGCCGACCGAGCTCGCGGAGTAGCCACCGCCGCTCGAGGTGACCGAATAGTGCACCACCTGGCCGCTGGTCAGCCCGCTGAGTGCCACCGAGTGGGAGGTGACCATCGTCGGGTCGTTCACCGTCTTGTTGTAGTTAGCGGTCGGCCCGTAGTTGACCGTCGAGTCGCTCGGCACGCTGGTGGTCCAGGTGATCGTGCCCGAGGCCACGCCCGGGGTGGCCGACAGCACCGTCAGCCCAGGCGGTGGCATCGCCGAGCCAGGGCGCGTGCCGTTGCCCGGGTTGCCGTTGACCGCGTCCGTCGGCCAGTTCTGCGGCTTGGCCACGCCCTCGTTGCCGCGCCAATCCACCGGCGTGTGCGTCCACAGCCCCGCGGCGTGGCCGACGGCCGGTACGACCGACTGCGGGTCTGTCTCGGTCACTTCTTACGCCGCCGTCGGGGTTTCGGGCTCGGCGGGTCGGGCGGGGTCCTCGGCGCTGACGCCGTCTGCGGGCGGCTCTGATGTCCCCGGGCTAACTGCGTCTCGAAAGGACTCCGAATCGCTGAGCGTGAGCTCACCTGCCACCGTGTAGCCCAGGCTCAGGTAGTTTTCGACGTTGGCCGCGGGGCCGGTAAACGTGTCGCCGTCGGGCTTGGTGTAGGTGAAGTACAGGTCGCCCGGCGGGGTAGCCCTGGGTGCGATGTAGGGGCTCGCCTGGGCCGCGTCGAGAAACTCGCTCATCGTCGTCTCCTTCGTGCCTCGTCAATCGGATCGTAGCCCTCGCCGCGCTGCAGCTTGGACGCGAGCTCTTCCTGGGTATGACTCGCCGACGTCTCAACACCCGCCAGCAGCTGCTCCTTGGTCGGTGGCTTCTCTGGCGGTATGCGCGGCAGCCGCGGCTTGTAGCCGGCCTGCTCGCACAGCTGGTTGAACTCCTGCTCGAGCTCCTCGATCTCCAGGTCGCGCAGCCCGAAGTTGTCGTCGTCGAGCAGCGCCATCTGCGGGTGGCGCGCGATCAGCGAGCGGATGCCGGTGATCAGCTGCGCCTTGCGCTTCTGCTTGGCCACCACCTCGGGGCGGACCTCCTGCTCCCACTCCTGGACCTCGTTGGGGCGCAGGATGACGAAGCCGAGGTCCTCGTACATGGCGCGATTGTTGGGGTCGCTCTGCAGCTGGACGATGTCGCCGTCGGGTCGGCGATACCACGCCAGCGGATAGTTGTAGTTGAGCGCGTGGTGGGGGATGGCCGGGCCCGAAGGAGCGGCACGCTGCTCGAGCCGCTCCAGCAGGGACAGTGACTCAGCCAATGCCCTTGGCCCACACGCCGAACGTCGGACGCATCATCTGGTGGCCAAAGATGACCTCCGACGCCAGCTTCCAGGTGAAGAAGTCAATGTCGTAGAAAAGGTGCATCTTTGGAGATCGCTGAACAATGAGCGCGATCGCCTCTCGCTGGAAGATGAAGTTGTTGGCCTGGCCACCCGCGGGCTTGACCAGGTTGGTGGTGATGCTGATGTTCAGCCCGTACATATCCCCGATCGAGCCGCTGACCGCGGGCTTGGGGTTGCCGATGTACAGGGCGTTCGACCAGCGGTCCAGGGTGATCTTGTTGGCCTTCTCGGCCGGGGACATGATCAGGAAACGATCGTTCTCGGGCGCGTCGGCGTCGTCCAGGTACTGGTTGCCGCGCACCACGTCGACGTCGGCCAGTGCCGTGCCGAGCGTGCCCACCGTCTGGGTGAAGCCGGCCACGTCCGCGGCGAGCTTGGAGTCGATGTCGCGCGCGATGGCGTAGCCCATCTTCATCTGGTACTCGTTCTGGACGTCGACGATGCTCTGCACCTTGACGATGTCCTCGATGCCGACCGCGGCGTAGTCCCAGATGTTGAGGGTGATCGTCGTCGCCGTCTCGGCCACCGTCTCATAGGTGATCGCCGTGTTCTCGGCCTTGGCGCGCGCCGCGACGTTGCCGATGCTGGCGACCTTGACCGCCTTGCCCACACTGGCGTCGTCCTCGAACTCGCGGTTCACCTCCTTGGCGAATACGAGGTTCGACTCGGTGGCGCGCAGCACCTGCTTCGACCAGATGTCGGGCGAGAACACACCATCGGCAATCGTCTTGTCGACGAACTCAGTAGCGCCTACTGCCATCGCTTCTTCCCTTCAGCGGCCTCACCCCATCGGGGTGAGGAAGATCACCGCCTGCGCACGTCTATGCCGCGCTCCAGGCGAACGCGAACACCCGGCCGAGGCCGGCCCTTTTCGTCGAAGAAGCGGTCGTACTCCTCGAGCGA